CGAGCTTCTCCACGATTGGCCGGGCTGGTGGTCGAAGATGGAGATCTTCCGGCTGCGCGGGCCGGTGCTGTACCTCGACCTCGACACCGTGATCGTGCGGGACATCTCGCCGGTCATCGAGCTGGCGGGCGACGACGAGTTCGTCATCCTGCGGGACTTCTACCGGGGCCGGATGAACAAGGCCGCGATGCAGTCGAGCATGATGCTGTGGTCGGGCGACATGAGCCGCCTCTACCGCGCCTTTCGCGAGGACCCGCGCTTCTACCTCGGCGGCGACCAGGAGTGGCTCGAGCAGCACCTCGACATCGCGCCTGCGTACTGGCAGGACATCTGCCCGCGTTCGATCAGCAGCTTCAAGGCCAGCCCGCGCTCGGCCTCGGAGCGCATCATCATCTTCCACGGCCACCCGCGCCCGTGGGAACAGGACGAGGTCAAGTATGCAGCGGCGTGAAGGCTGGCATGTCCCTGACGCCGATCAGGTGGCGCTGGAGATCATCCTCGCGGAGGTTGGCGACCTCGACACCGACATCCTGCCGCTGACCTCGGGCCGTCGCACGGTCGTGCAGGCGGGCGGCAACATCGGCATTTGGCCGGTCGCGCTGGCCGGGCATTTCGACAAGGTGCTGACGGTCGAGCCCGACGAGGAGAACCACGCGGCGCTGCTGCTGAACCTCGACGAGCGGCTCAAGGGCGCCGACCGGGCGAAGGTCTCGGCCTATCGCGGCGCGTTCGGCGCGTCCGCCGGCACGGGCGCGATGGACAGGTTCGACCGCCACAACATCGGCGCGCATCGCGTGAAGAACGGCGCCGAGTTCTCGATCATGCGGATCGACAGCTTCGGCATCGACGACTGCGACCTCCTCTGCCTCGACGTCGAGGGCTACGAGCATTTCGCGGTGCAGGGCGCGAAGGAGACCATCTTCCGCTCCTGGCCGACCATCGTGCTCGAGTTGAAGGGCCTTGGCGAGCGGTACGGCGCGACAGACGTTGACACCATCACCATGCTGGCCGATTGGGGCTACATGATCGCGGGCCATGTCCACCGCGACGTCATCTTCCGAAGGAGGCCGTGATGGACGTCCAGCCAACCGGCGTGCAGAAGTTCCTGCAGGCGATCTCGACCTACGAGACCGAATTCACCCGCTGGGAGAAGCGCGCGACGAAGATCATCAAGCGGTATCGCGACGACACGCGCACGCAGTCGGGCAACGAGACGGTCAAGTTCAACATCCTCTGGTCGAACGTCCAGACGCTGATCCCGGCGGTCTACGCCAAGCTGCCGAAGGCCTCGGCCAAGCGGCGCTTCGGTGACCGCGACCAAATCGGGCGCGTGGCGGCGCAGCTGATCGAGCGCGCGCTGGACTACGAGATCGAGCATTACCCCGACTTCCGCGCCACGATGAAATACGCGGTCGAGGACCGCTTCCTCGGCGGGCGCGGCGTCGCGTGGGTCCGCTACGAGCCGCACGTGCGCGCGCAGGAATTGGCGCTGCCCGAGGATGGCGCGCAGGTCACCGAGGACGTTGACGAGGACGGCAACCTCCCCGAGGGCGCGGAGATGCCCGAGGAGATCGAGTACGAGTGCGCCCCGGTGGACTACGTCCATTGGAAGGACTTCGGCCACAGCAGCGCCAGGACATGGGAAGAGGTCACGCAGGTCTGGCGTTGGGTCTACATGACCCGCGAGGCGCTGGTGGAGCGCTTCGGCGAGGACATGGGCCGCAAGATCCCGCTCGACAGCGGCCCCGACAACCTCGACGGCCCCAACCGCAAGCGCGAAGGCACGCGCGCGAAGATCTGCGAGCTCTGGTGCAAGGAGACCCAGAAGGTCTACTGGCTGCACAAGGGCATGGGTCAGTTCGTGGACGAGCGCGACGACCCGCTCGGGCTGGAAGGGTTCTATCCCTGCCCCAAGCCGCTCTACGCGACCACGACCTCGGACAGCCTCGTCCCGGTGCCGGACTTCCTGCTCTATCAGGATCAGGCCAACGAACTCGACATCCTCTCCGACCGCATCGACGGGCTGGTCAAGGCGCTGCGGATGCGCGGCGTCTACGATGCCTCGCAACCCGCGCTCCAGCGCCTCCTGACCGAGGGCGACAACAACACGCTCATCCCGGTCGACAAATGGATGGCGTTCGGTGAGAAGGGCGGGCTGAAGGGCAGCATCGACCTCCTGCCACTCGACACCCTCGCGCAGGCGCTGATCCAGTGCTACGGCGCGCGCGAGCAGATCAAGTCGCAGATCTACGAGATCACCGGCATCTCCGACATCATCCGAGGCCAGACCGCCGCGAGCGAGACGGCCACGGCGCAACAGATCAAGGGCCAGTACGCCGGCCTGCGGTTGCGGTCGATGCAGGAAGAGGTCGCGCTGTTCGCCTCCGAACTGATCCGGCTAAAGGCGCAGATCATCGCGACCAAGTTCCAGCCGCAGACGATCCTCGCCTACGCCGCCGCGCAGCAGATGTCGCCCGAGGACCAGCAGCTGATCCCCCAGGCGCTGCAGGTGCTGGCCGACAAGCCGCTGCGGAACTTCCGCATCGAGGTCGCGTCCGACAGCCTCGTCCAGATCGACGAGCAGCAGAACAAGCAGGACCGGCTGGAGTTCGTGCAGGCCTATGGCGGCTTCCTCGAGCGCGCGCTGCCGGTCGTGCAGCAGGCCCCGCAGGCCGCCGGCATCGTCATCGAGCTGATGAAGTATGGGATCGGCGCGTTCAAGCAAGCCGAACCGCTGGAAGGCACCCTTGATCGGATGCTGGAGGAGATCACCGCCCAGCAGCAGGCGCAGGCCGCCGCGCCGCCGCAGCCCGATTCCGAGCAGATGAAGATGCAGGCCGACACCGCCATCGCGCAGCAGAAGGCGCAGTTCGACGCCCAGATGATGCAGGCCAAGCTGCAAGCCGACATGCAGATCGAGCAGATGAAGGCGCAGGCTGCGGCCGCGCTCGAGGAGCAGCGTCAGCGCTTCGAGGCCGCGCTCAAGAGCGAGGAGCTGGCCCAGAAGGTCGCGCTGGAGCAGGAGAAGGCCCGTCTCGACGCCGAGACCAAGATCATGGTCGCGCGCATCGGCGTCAGCGGCGTGGACACGCCCGGCCTCGACATCGTCAGCCAAGCCACCGACCGCTTCGCCACCGGCATGTCCGAGGACGTTCGGTCGATGATCCAGCAGATGGTGCAGGACAGCATGGCGCGCGACGAGCGCGTGATCGCAATGATGCAGGCGCTCATGCAATCGATGGGCGCGCCCAAACGAATTGTCCGTGGGCCAGACGGCCGGGCAATCGGGATTGAGATCAATGCATGATCGGAATCTGGGATTCTGGTCTCTGGGATAGTGCGACTTGGAGCGACGGCTCCGTCATTGTCGTCGATGACACGCACGACGGCGACTACCTCGGCAAGAAGCTCAAGCGCGAGCGCGAGGAAGTCGAGGCGCGGCGGCGCTGGGTGCTGGAACTCTACGAGCGGATCGTGGAGGGGCTGGAGCCTGCGCCCGAGGAAGTCGAGCAGGCTGTCTCGGCAGCCATCGAAGCAGTCGGCGTGGAGACGCGCGCCGACATCATCGAGGCCCCGTCGATCGATCTGGGGCGCATTCTGGCAGGCCTGGAGCGTGCGCTGGACCTCCAGCGGCGTCTCGCGCTTGAGGCCGACGACGAGGAGGTGATGTTGCTGCTATGAGGACGCGATACGTCTGGCGCGACGGGGAGATGGTCGAGATCGCCATCGCGCACCCCGGCGCCGAAGCCAAGATCCAGATCGTCCCCGACATCGGCGGCTACAAGTCGATGGCGGACGGGTCGTGGATCAGCAGCCGCTCGCAACATCGCGAGCATCTGCGCCGGCACAACTGTTTCGAGGTCGGCAACGAGATGCCGAAGCCTCGCGAAATCACAGCCCCGAGCCGCGAGCAGCGCATTAAGCGCCTGCGCGAGCAGCTGTGGAACATGACCGACAAGCAGGCGGACAAGATCCTGGCCGAGCTGCGGTCGCAACCCCGGAGATGAGATGAGCGAGATCCAGAAGGTCGATAGCGACAGCCGAAAGGAACTGCTGGCCGAGCAGTTCAGCAAGATCGAGGCCGAGGTCGCCGCCGCGCCGCCCGAGGCAGCCCCCGAGGCCGAGACCGAGCCCGCCGCCGAAGGCCGCGCCCGCGATTCTTCGGGCCGTTTCGCCCGCGCCGATGGTGCGCCCGCCCCGAAGGCCGCCCCCGCCGGGCCGCAGGGGACGGCCGCCGAGGCCGCCGAGGCCGCTGAGGAGCCCGTCTGGAGGCGCCCGCCGCAGTCGTGGAAGAAAGAATTCCACGATGCGTGGCTGAAGGCCGACCCGCGTCTGCAGGAATACGCCTACCAGCGCGAGGAGCAGATGCGCGCGGGCATCGAGCCGATCCGCGCCAAGGCCGAGTTCGCGGATCGCATGAACGAAGCCATCGCGCCCTACATGGACACGATCCGTGGCCTCGGGATCGAGGCGCCGCAGGCCGTGCGCGCGCTCATGGAGGCCGACAACATCCTCCGCAACTCGTCCCCGCAGGACAAGCTCAGCTATTTTCATTCCCTCGCCCGGTCCTACGGCATAGACTTGGCAGGGCAGGGATCGCCCGCCCCACAGGCCTCCGTCGATCCCAACTTCGTGGCGCTCCAGAACGAGTTGATCAAGATCCGGGGCGAAGTCACGGGCTGGAAGCAGGCGCAAGAGGAGCAGGCCAACGCCGTCCTCCTCAACGAGGTTTCCCAGTTCGCCACGAAGGTCGAACACTTCGAGGCCGCAAGGCCGACGATGATCCAGCTTCTACAGAGCGGCGTCGCGACCACCCTCGAAGATGCGTATCAGAAGGCCCTTCGTCTCGACGAGGAGCTTTTCGCGCAGCAGCAGCAGGCCCAACAGGTCAAGGCGCTCGCGGAGCGGAAAGCCTCGGCAGACAGGGCGGCGAAAGCCGCCAGGGCCGCTGCGGTATCGGTGCGCGGCTCCACACCCGGGGCGCCGACCGGAACCAAGGCATCCGACCGCCGCTCCCTCCTGGCCGAGCAGCTCGACGGGCTCTCGGAGCGGCTCTAACCAACCCTCTGTAAGGAGTGCCTTCAATGGCGTTCGCGAACAGTTCGATCAGCGATATCATCGCGACGAACATCCAGTCGCGTTCCGGCGAACTCGCCGACAACGTGACCAACAACAACGCGCTGCTGCGTCGCCTCAAGGAGCGCGGCAACGTGAAGACCTTCTCGGGCGGTAACGTGATCCTCCAGGAGATCATGTACAACGACAGCTCGACGAACAACACGAACTCTTACTCGGGTT